TGATGTACTATATACATCAGGTGCTACAGAAGAAGCTAGTGGTGATCCGTTCGCTGGTTGGTAACATAAATACTAGTTAAATAAGGAGAAAATAAGTAATGCCAGGTAGTCAATATTATTATCCTTCCACAATTCGTGGAATCACAGTTGCATTATTGGATGTCTTTAATGGTATTCAAGTTAAAAGACGTGATGATAGTGGTAATGTAGTAAAAACCTTTACACTACCTATTACTTTTGGACCAGCTGAGAAATATCATTATTTAAGAGATGAAGATGGTGAACAGAAAAGGTATTATTTACAATTACCTAGACTTGCAATTGCATTAACAGGTTTTACTTATGCAGCTGATCGTGCTGTAGGTGTAAATGAAAATAGATTTTTCTTTGACGAAGATATTGGTTTAGAATTGGCAACACAATTTACTAAAGATTTCCAACCAACTCCTTATGATTTAACATTTACTCTTTATATTCGTACAGAATCAATGGATGATTTTTCACAAGTAGTAGAACAAATACTACCTTATTTTAATCCATCATTACATTTAAGAGTAAAAGAGTTTTCAACATTAAACATAGAAAGAAATTTAAAAGTAACAATAGAAGGTGTGACACCTGATTTCTTAGAAGTACAAGAAGAAAACCAAAAAAGATATGTTAATGGTCAGATTAATTTAAGTGTTAATGCATATATGTACAGACCTACAACAAATGCAGCTATCATTAAAGAAATCCAATCAAGATACTATATCAATCAGTTTATTGAAACATCAGCAAGTGCTATTAGTGCTACTGAAACGAATTTATTAACAGAACAATATAATACATCAGGACATATTGATACAAGTGCTTTCCCTGCAAGTAGTGATTTTATAATAAGTGGATCACTAGATGGAAGTTATGGTTCAAATGTACCTAATATTAGTTCAACAGCATATTACTTTACATCAGCGTCAAGTAATTATTGAGGTGAATAATGTCCATTGAAGAAAGTTTTAAAGGAATGACATCAGCATTTAATACCGATTATGTGCATGATGAAGAAGTAAATGAAAAAATGATTAATGAGATAGAAGTGAGAAAAAACGAAATAGTGAATAAGATTGAAAAACTTCCAATGGTTACTTTGGAAGATAAAGATTATATGCAACTAGAGTTAAAACACTTAATTTCAGGTGGTTTTAGAATATTAGAATTACTTGAACAAGATATTAGAGTTGGTACAAAACCACGTACACATGAAATATACTTCACTGGACTTGATAAAGTAGGTAACTTATTAAAGGAATTGCGTGAACTTAACAAAACAGTTAAACAATTAGAGATTGATGAAATAAAAGCTGGTAATACACATACAGCTGATTTAACTGTAACACATAAACTTGATGGTAGATCAATTTTGAAGATGTTAAAAAATGCACAGACCAATAACTCTTTAAACGAAATTAGTGCTGATTTCAAGGTGGATGATAAGTAATGAGATTTAGAGCGTACTACGAACTACATTCAGTAAACAAAAAACGTTTTAACGAAACATTTGAAAGGTATTATAAAAAAGGTTATTTTGGTGAATCAATAGATAAAGATGAATTAATGAAACAGTACAAAGGTTGGTACGAAAAACTTTTATATTATATTAAAGATAAGAATTTATTTGAATTAAGTATGGCACTTGCAAGTAAAGAAAATCGTTTTAGTAGAGATATGTTTTCACAGATTACTGGTATTGATGATATTAGGTATAAAACAAAGGAAGAAGTATTACAAATAGTAGAAGAGTATTGTAATACTTCTGATGATATTTTAGAAACTACTATTATAAATAATAAAAATATGTCTGAAGAAGGAAATGATAATGGACTTTAGAGAATTAATAAATGAAGAAGATGTAAATTTACCAGAAGCCAAACCATTAGAAATGTTAGTAATGGGTTTAAATAGTCTTTTTAAAAACGGTGAGTTACCTAATAAGATGAAAGGTGAACAGTATGTTAAAAAAGCAAAAAACCGTTTGAAAAGTTCTGAATCGAAAAATGAAGTGACTATGAAAAAAGCGGCAGCCAATTATTTTAAAAAAAATTATAAAAAAGAAATGGGTGATGAGCAAGACCAATTAAAAAATTTTATGCAAGATTTAAATAATTACACAACTAGAAATGTATATGAAAAAGCATATGAAAAATTATTAAATAAAATAAGTAAAGGTAAAAGTGGACAAGGTAGAAAGAAATTTAAAGAATTTTGGGATACCCTTTTTGAAAATTTTGTTAGTAATTGGCCTATTGCAAATGTGACTACACATGAAGATTTTAATAAAAATGTTGCTCAACATGATGATTTTGAAAATTGGAAAGAATATCAAGAAGCATTTATTTATAATCGTCTCTATTTTATTTTCATTGCTTATAAATTTGTATCATCTATAGATCAAACTAGAGCTATACCAAATATTGAACAAGCGGTTAAATATGCACAAATTAGAAAAATTGAAAAAATTAAACCATCTGACAATGCTAGTAATAAAGAGTTTGGTACTGCTACTAATGTTCAAAACATTATAAATCAAGCACTTAAAGAAATACCTGAGATTATGGGTGAGTCATATATAGAACAGGTTGACATACTTGATGAAAAAAAGAATAAACGAAAAGGTGGAAAAGGAAACCGTGGTGGTAAACGAAAACAAAAAGGAAATATGAAACCTGGTCAAGATGTACAAGCTCAAGATGCACAAGATCAAAATGTACAAGCTCAAAATGTACAAGATCAAAATGTACAAGGTCAAAATGTACAAGGTCAAAATGTAAAAGCTCAAGATGTACAAGGTCAAAATGTTCAAGGTCAAGAAAAAACACCTATATTAGATAAAAAACCATTAAATAATTTTAATAATTTTTTGAAAAAAGTGAAACAATCAAAAAGTTTTACACCTGAGAAGTTTAACACATTTGCAAAGCCTAATGAACTTAATTTAGTTGATCAGATGGCTACATTTTTATCTAATAATCCAGATTTAGTTGCAGATTTACCATACACAAAGAAAGCATTAGATTATATGGTATGGTCTAAAACAAGTGGACCAGGTGGTGATCCAAAATGGGCTGATAGATTTGCAGCAAGACATCCTAAACTAGCAATGGGTGGTAAAGCTGTAAAAGGTGCAGGTAAAGCAGCAGGATGGTTGGCAAGTCGTTTAGTTTCAGTTAGGTGAGGTAATTAATGTATAATGGTAACTCACGGCTAAGAGCTGCAGGTGAGGAAATTGAATATACACCCGAACTATTACAAGAATATATTAGATGTAAAGAAGATATAATTTACTTTGCTGAAAAATATTTTAAAGTAGTAACTATTGATAAAGGTGAACATTTAATTAATCTTTATGATTTTCAAAAGAAAATGTTAAAGGCCTTTATGGGTGATGGTGATCCAAGACAACACTTAGCATTGTGTTCATCGCGTCAGATTGGTAAAACTACAATCTCAACTATTTACATTGTACATTATATTTTATTCAATGAAGATAAAACTGTTGCTGTACTTGCGAACAGAGAAAAAACAGCAATAGAAATCCTAAAAAGAATTAAAGAAGCATATGCAAATTTACCTCTTTGGTTACAACAAGGTATTGACACTGACTGGAGTAAAACTGAAATACTCTTAGAAAACAAATGTCGTATTGTAGCCGGTTCAACAGCATCAAGTGCAATTCGTGGTTATGTAATTTCTTGTGTTTCAAATGATACTACATTAACTGTACGTGATAAAGAAACTGGACATATTGAATTAATTGATATGAAAGAACTTGAAAAAAGATTAAGTGAATAAAAGCAAACTCATGTAATGGGTTAAGGGTAGGTTACCACGTGGCTGATTTTATTAATAGTAACATTAAAGTATTTGAGAATAGTAAATATGAGGTTCTTACACCAAATGGTTTTAAAGATTTTAAAGGACTTATTAAAGGTAAAAACTATACCCTTAGAATTGAGTTGGAAACTGGTAAGAAAATTGAATGTACACCTGAACATAAACTATTTAATAATAAAGGTGTTATATATGCTAAAGATTTGATGTTAAATGATATAATTGAGACTAAGGATGGGTTTGAGAGAGTTGTTGGAATAGATGACTTAAATGAAGTTGTTGATGTTTATGAATTATTACAAGTGGATGGTGATAATACATATTATACAAATGATATTAAACAGGAAAATTGTTTGTTTTTGGACGAGTTTGCATTCGTACCTAACAACATTGCTGATGATTTTATGGCTTCAGTATATCCTACTATTGTAACTGGTAAAACTTCAAAGATTATTATTGCATCAACACCAAATGGTATGAATCACTTTTACCATATTTGGAGAGAAGCGGTAAAAGGTGAAAATAACTTTAGACCAATTAAAGTAAATTGGTGGGAAGTACCTGGTAGGGATGAAGCATTTAAAGAACGTACTATTAAAGATATTGGAATTGTTAGATGGAACCAAGAGTTCTTAGCTAGATTCTTAGGATCAACAAGTACATTAATTGATTCAGATCTACTAGAACGTATGGGTCAAATGACAAAAGACCCTACTCATTTGTCAATGGGTGACTTATTGTACGTTTACGAACGACCAGAACTTGATAAAATGTATATAATGGGTGTAGACACCGCAAAGGGTACAGGTGGTGATTATTCAGTTATACAAGTTTTAAAAATAAATGACGAACATGACATAGATCATGTTGCTACCTATAGATGTAATACTATTGCACCACACGACTTTGCACAAGTCTGTATATCCGTTTCACAATATTATAATGGCTGTTATATGATGGTTGAAAATAATGATGTAGGTGGACAAGTTGCTGATAGTATTTGGTATGAATACGAATATGATAAAATTGTTAATGTAGATAAAAAAGGTATTGGTGTTCGTGCTACGCGTAAATCTAAACTCGCAGCAAATATGTTAATGAAAAGATATTTGGAATCAGGGTGGTTAGATATTAAAGACAATAGAACTGTTTATGAATTTGGTGTTTATGAGGAAATTAGACCTGATATATTCCAAGCACCGCGTACAGAGCACGATGATTGCATCACGAGTTTATTATGGGGATTGTATTTTGTTACAACACCTTACTTTGATGGAAAAAATATGAAAGTTAAGACAATTGATCCTAAATATAGACTGGATGGAAGTCCTGATGAAGACCTACCAATTATGATGAGTGATAGTGTTGATTATGACTATGATGAAGATGGTTTTAATTGGGGAACAGCTAACGATGACGGTAGTTTCCTACCTTATTAATTTTTTTCCTTAGATATATAAATACTCGTGTAAAATTACAATTTAGTTTAATTGATGTGAGTGAATTTATTTAATAATGTTTTAAAAGGAGAAAATTATGGCTGGAGGATTTAGAGCACCTGGCGTAAAAAGAATAGAAACTGATGTTTCAGAAGTAGTAAGACCAACAGGTACTTCTGTTGGTGCTATTGTAGGTGCAGCTGATAAAGGACCAACAAACAGAAGAGTATTAATTACAAGTGATAAACAATTAATTGATACATTTGGTGAACCAACTTGTGCCGATACTGATATGGCGATTTACGCTGGTTTAGAATTTTTAAAAGAAAGTAATGCACTTTATTTTGTAAGAGCTACTGCTGGTTCAGGTGAAAAT